GTATTCAAGCAGCAAACAAACCCCGTTGTCCAACGATAGAGTCTGTTCGGCTTCCAAGGTTGGATGTCCCCCGAACTGCTTTATAATTTCCTCGATCAGGTATGCCGCTATTTCTTTTGCTGATCGACTATCATCCGCTACTTCGGCAGCATGTACGTTAAAGCGAAAGCCCGTATCGCGTATTGCATATAGCTCGCCAGTGGCTTCGCCGGACATATTGACTACTGTGCTAGGCGGATCGAACTCAATAACACAATACGGAAACGGTTGACCAGGTGATGCTTCAGCATCGCAAAGTACCTCAAACTTCGTATCCGTAGGATCGGTCCAAAGTGCCTTGAACACGTTATCTAGTTCGCCCGCGTCCCAGGAAGCCACAACAGCCTTATATATGTCGGCAGAACCTATACTCATGTCATCACGCTCCTAACATCATCAATGCTAATTTTCGTTTTGCCCAACCCATCCTTTGATTAGCCTTATGCTCTTCTGAATTATGTTGACCAAGCCTCTTTTTATTTTCTCGTTGTGCTTCGGACATTTTCATACGTGTCTCTGAAGACTTTACCTTTCCTTTAAGAGCTTGACTAATCTTAATCCTTTGCTCTAAAGGAATGGGTTTACCCTGATGGGACGCACTTAAATTAAATCGGTGTTCCTTTGATAACGTCTTTCCCTTATTCCAAGGAATCCTACCGATATTGGCAGCACTTATTTGAGCAATTATTTCTGGCGTATGCTTCTTTCCAGTATTTGCTAAAGCAATCTTACGTCTTGTCTCTTCCGACACAATATGACCCATCATCGCTGCTTTTCTTTTAGCTATTGTTTCCGGCGTTTGCTTTTTCCCCTTAAACTGTTTACTAGTTCTAGCGGCAATCAACCGCCTCATCTCTGGTGTAAAACTTGGTCCTACACCACCTCCGCCGCCCACCGACAAGTTATATCCATTTGGAACTAACGTGTTCAACCGTTTAATGTAAAACTTCTCCCAACGATCTAACAATCGTTCCTTATCTTCTTCAAACAAAACCGTCCACTCGAATGCTCCAAACCCGTATTTCCGTAAAGCACTATGGAAATAAAGTTTCGATCCCCTTTTAGCAACCAACTCATGGCTATTTTTACGGGCCTCTATTGAGCTTTTAGTCTTTCCAACGTATGACTTTCCATCAATTCGATTTTTAGCTTGATAGATACAACCCATTTATTATCCCTTAATGGGACCAGTCAATAGTCGCGTAATAATTCCACGTTCCTGGTTCAACGTTTTTACGAGGAACGACCTATCCATTTTCACTTCTAAAATAAGACCGTATGCGTGGGGCGTCCCAACAAATCCGTCTGTGATACCACGTGAAGTTTTTCGCACGTCACCAAAGATTCCTTTGCGAAGCATTGTTGTATCCGCCTTAGGAAATTCACCAGGCTTACTACGATTACTCACCACAACACGACCGCTACGCACACCCTCACTTTTCGTCACGGGTCGGCTGATGTTTTGCACTACGCGAGATTTCAAATGCTCCGTAGCCAAACGGACCCGCTTCACCATAGTCATCGCTATGCGGTTGCTGACATTCTTTATGAACCACTCTATGCGAACGGCTGATTGTCCGGCTGCCCCTGCCCGACGTCCTCTACCGGCCAATACAGCAGCGTTAGGTATGGCCATCCCGTCAACTCCCCTTAAAACCCGTTTTAAGGTCCCTAGCGTTCAATTCTAAGCGTTTCTAGGGTTACTATGTAGTTTTTTACCCTGGATCATTTACCCCACGCGATTCAGGCCGTCAACCCACGCCTGCATATCGCGTTCGTAACGGGGTTGTCGCCATTGACTACCGCCTCGTGGATCAGTTAGGTAATCACCAGGCATCGCGTTCATGGCCTCTTCGGTTGGCAATATGCCTTCCACGACACGGGCTTCGTCAGCCTCAACTAACCAACGCATCTCACGCACCAAAGTCTTAATACGATCCCGATCCAATCGACCTTCCTTCGGAGGCATACCACGTATCTTGTTAGACACCGTGACTTGACTCTTCGTCATCGCCCGTCGAATACGATCGCACATATCTTCGTCATCACGCAGCGGGTCTGTTACTTTGTACATACCACGAGCCGGATCAACATGTAGCCTCATACCCGGTATCTCATTAGGTAAACCATTGATTAAGCCCGCCGGTGCCGTCGCTGTAACTTGTTCGCCATTCTCACGTGTGAAAACCTGCTTCGTGGGACGGACGCATCCGCGAAGTCGAACACCTTCCAAGCCCTGAATATACAGATCACAATTCCGTGGGTGCCGGGCCTCGACAGTCCAAGGTAAAACCGTATCGGCTTGACGTTGTTTAGTTACTGGTCGGGGTTCCATTGTTTCTGTAGCCATGTTTACACCGTTCTCCTCTTAATAATCGTTCTCTAATAAAAGTTGAAAATCAAGCCGTGGCAGTCGGCGAGAACGGTAAAACCGACTGCCACGGCACACACTTCACGACACACACCTGGCACATACTTCCTTACGTAGGAGCCGTAGTTGTAACTGCGGCACAAGCATTACGCTCCAACTGTCCACCGTAACGGGCCATCGCCACGATCAACATTTCATTAGCGCGAGTAAGTGTATCACCTTCCGTGGTAGTACGCACGGCCAACCCACGACGCATATACATCCGATAACGTCCCATGATCGCGTAGAAAACCTGAGCATTCGTCAGACTCTCATTGATCTTATAGGGACGCCCCATGATGGAATATCCGTCATAATCTGTAGCTGCAGCGGGACCCATGAAGACACGTCGTACATCAGTAGTACCAACAGGGATTCCCATAGCACGGAAGTAACTGGTTTCCGTGCCACAGAATACTGCCGTGTTAGCCAAAGCACCATGCTCGGGCTTGGTAACCGCCGCACGTAACGACTCGTAGTTAGTCAACGAAGTCGCTGCACCCCAGGCTACGCTCGTTCCGCCCTTGGTTACAATACCTTCAGGCTCGGTAGTACCATTGCCCGTGGCAATAACATCATCCAAATCCTCCAGCAAAGCGTTACCGTATTGCTGGGTGATCATCTGACCAAAGTTCAACGGCGAATCACTGATTAGGTCCAGACCGATTTTGACTGCACCTTCCCAACGATAGACTGTCGTGTTGAAAGCCGATACGTAGCCCGACGTACTGAACAGTGAGACAGCCGTGTCATCCACGCCGCCCCAGCTGCCCGTCACGTTAGCAACGGCTACACCTTCGATGCGACGTCCACGATCAAGTGGGACTACATTGACTAACGGGTACAGTTCACCGAACAGCAACGGTATCTCAATCACTTGATCGTCAAATACGATCGGTGCGGCTTCCAAGCCACCACTGGTCGCATCGTCAATCAAAGCCTTAATACCACCTGGATAGCCTCGCATGGTGCCTGGCTTCCCGTCACGGCTATTGTCCCATTCCTCACTATCAGTCAGATGGGCCAGCAACGACTTCTCATGGTCGTTGAGCATCTCCCACGCTCGTTGAGCCGAACCGGCCAATCGAGGCGTAACAGACATCAGCTGGAACTTCGCCCACACACCGGCCAAAGCCTTATTCCGATCCGACGCAGTATCCAGGCCACGACCGTACATGGTCGCACGTTGTCCGGCAAGCGCATGGGGGCTGCCCCGCTTAGTACGTTCTGGGTACAGCATAGCCGTCTTCGTGCTGGAATAGGACTCAACGGCACCCTTGACCCTGATGTCGATGTCCTTACCATCCACCTCATCAACCATACCGATACCAGAGATCATTTTAGCTAAACGACTGGGCTGTTTAACCTGCTCAGGCTCCTTAGCTTTTTCGAGTGCCTTGTCAGGCTCCTTGGCTTTCTCCGGTTCCTTATCAGATTCCTCTGCCTTGGTTGTCAGACCCTCGGCCAGCTTACTAAGCGAATCGGCAATCTGGTCTAGTTTGGTAGCGAACCGATTGGCGTTGTCCTGATCCACAGACTTCGTCAACGCGGCATAATCCGCAGGTGTTAGCTTACCATTAGCAAACGCTTCACCGGCGGCCTTGCGGCATTCATCATCCGTAGCATCAGCAGCGACGCCACAGTTTTTGATCAGCCACTCACGAAACTTTTTGGAAAGTTCCATTTTAATACCCTTTATAACAACACACCTAATAGTCAGATCATTACGAACGTTCGTAATGCATCTACTACAATCGTGACATGGCGTCACGGAATTGTTTCGTTAATTTGTATTGCTGTTCCGTCTGCTCAAACGCTATCAAAACTTCTTTCACCTGCCGACGCTGCTCCGATGTACCGGTCGAAAGGAACAACGCTATAGCATCTTTCACGGATGATTCTACATTAGCCTCTTCTCCACTACCCATGCTATCCAGCACATCACGTAAGTTACGGGCGGCTTGGCGTACTAATGCTACGTAAGATCGTGG